AGGAGCTTGCGACTGGCAAGAAATCGGGCAAAATTTATTGCGATTTCATCAAGTAATACAGCCCTTGCAGATTTCCAGTCTCAATAAGACAATTTGATAATGAGACTACCGCGAAAGCCCTATCACCATGCCTTATGGCCCTGACCCAGATACAACTCGCCAAGGCGCTGGGCTCCAACCAGACCAGCGTGTCGCTCTGGAAGGCCCAAGGGATGCCGACCGACTCGGTGGAGGCGGCGCAGGCATGGGTGGCGGCAAACATCCGGCGGCGGAAGTCGGGCAACGTCTCGGCGCCCACGGCCAGCAGCAACCCGGCGCTGGGGCCGAAGGCGCGGCTGGACCGAGCGGCGGAGGGGGAGATCCGTCACTATCAACTATGGAAGGCGGCAAGCGGCGCGGACGAGGTAAACAGCCGAACCGTAGCCGAACTGGCCGGCGCGTGGCGCGACAGCCGAAAGGCCGTGGCGCAGGCCGAGCAGGAGTTGGGGCAATTTCTGGCGATGACCAAGGCCACCTTGAACAAGCAGGAGACGGTGACGGCGATCCGTGGGCTGATCTCGGCGCTGGTGCAGGATTTCTCGACCTTCCCGTGGGGCGAGCAGGCGACCTCGATGCTGCGGAAGCACTTAGCGACCCTGCCGCCGTCCTTGTCGGAGGCGACCGCGAAGGGTTAGCCGAAGCCTGGGCCGCAGGGCATGAGGTGACACTCACGCCGCCAAAGCCCGGCGTGGTGGCGTGGGCCGAGGCAAATCTGAAGCTTTCGGAGCGCATCACCAACAAGCCCGGCAGCTACCTCACCCAGCGCACGCCGTATGTGCGGGAGGTCTTGGAATGCTTTGCCGACGAGCGGGTGCGGCGGTTGGCGTTGGTGTGGGGCGCGCAGACCAGCAAAACCACGGCCATCATCGTGGGCATGGCTTACAAACTCGACGTGGCCCCGGCGCCGTGCCTTTGGGTCATGCCCTCCACGCACTTGGCGCGGTCATTTTCCGAGACGCGGTGGATGCCGCTGATAGACCAAAACCCGACGTTGGCCCGTCACAAGCAAGCCGACCCGGACAAGTATCGCCTACTGGAACAGCACTTTGACCGCATGAGCGTGTGGTTTACGGGCAGCAACTCGCCGGCCTCGCTTTCCTCGCGCTCCATTGCCGCCCTGTGCATGGACGAGCTCGACAAGTTCCCTGCCAAAGGCGGCAAAGAGTCCGCGCCGTTGCAGTTGGCCGAGGCCCGCGTGGCGACCTATCCGCAACACATTATCGTCACCACCTCGACCCCGACTTACGAGGACGCGGCAATCTGGACTGAATGGCTGAAGGGCGACCAGCGCAAATACTTCGTGCCCTGCCTTGGCTGCGGTGAAGCGTGGGCGCTGCAATGGGAACACATTCGCTGGGACGAGACGGCCAAACAGGATGATGGCTGGGACATGACCAAGGTGGCCGAGACGGCGCGGTGCGTCTGTCCTGCTTGCGGTCACGGGCACACCGAGGCCGACAAGCCCGCCATGCTGGAGCGTGGCGAGTGGCGAGCCACAGAGCTTGCCGCCGAGCCGGGGCGGCGCAGCTACCACCTTTCCTCACTCTACGCGCCGTGGCGCAAGTGGGCCGACTTGGCGGTCAAGTTCTTACAAGACCGCGATGCGCCGGGAGGGCTGCAAGACTTCAACAACCGCGAGCTCGCCTTGCCGTGGAAACCTGACGGGGCGCTTATCACGACACAAATGATCCGCGACCGCGTGGACGCCTCGCCGCGTTACACGATGGGCGCCGCGCCCGAAGGCAAAGTGATCGGGCGGCTAATGTCCATCGACGTTCAGCAGACCGAGATGTGGTGGATTGTGCGCGAACTGCACGAAGACGGGAGCAGTTACCTCCTCGATTACGGGGCGATGGTCGGATGGGACGGCGTCATGGACAAGTTCAAGCACTACAAATGCTATCGGGGTATTGTGGATGCGGGCTACGCGGCCAAGACCCCGGCGGGCGTTTACGACTTCGTGGCCAAGTCGGGCGGGCTATTTGTCGCGGCCAAGGGTCGCACCGTCAGCCAGGGACTACGCGAGCCCTACAAGTTCCAGCAAATCGTGTCGGGCGGGGCGGTGCTTTGGGCGGTGCAATTCGACGCGCACTTCTGGCAGGCGCGGCTTTACCACGACATCTTGCGCGACGGGCGGGGGCGTTGGCATTTGCCGCGCGACATTGCTAAGGATTATGTTTCGCAGTTGCAGGGCGAGGCGCTGATCGAAAAAGACGGCGAGGCCAAGTGGCAGCGCCTTGGGCCGAACCACTTGGCCGACTGCGAGAAGATGTGCCTTGTTCTTATTGATTCAATCATGGCTCAATATCGGGCAACCAATGAAAGCAATTAGCCTGATCCTCATTTTGTTTGCGATTGCTTCGTGCGACCGCCGACCAGATTTAAGCGGTGTCTATACTTATTCCACCGATGGGATGCTTTACAGCTATGACCTACAATCGTCGGGAGCGGCCAAGGCCAAAATGGTTTTGGACGTTTTTGAGGTGTCCACGACAGATTATGAGGGTTCTTGGGATTTCGCCGCAGGCATCGTGACCGTAAAAGTCCGAAAAGATGGGGATAAAGACTTTGCCGAGGACGTGATTGGAAAATTTACCGTCGAGCCCAATGGCGATTTGCTGACAGTAGAATCGCCCGAATTCAAAAAAAGCGGCGTCCGCTTTGTAAAACAACGCGCCCCTTGACACAGCCCGCGAGGGCATGACCGATGCGTCCCTGCTGGCTTCTGTTTTTACCAGCGCCGAACTCTCCCAGCTAAAAGCCTCCTGCAAAGCGCAAATCCTCGCGGGTGGCGCCTCACAAGCATTCGTCCTGTCAAGCAGCGTCGGCGGTCGGTCGGTGACGCTTCAGAAAAGCTACGACGCTTGGGAAATGCTCGGCCTCATCGAGACGGCCTTGGCGATCAATGCCGGAGACATCGGCAACGACCGCGCCAGCCGCGCGCAATACGGGGTTTATTGAAATGAAACTGGTCGATAAAATTGCCAAGCAATTCGGTTTTCAGCGCATGGTCGAGGCGTCCAACTGGCGCCCCGAGGAGCGGTCCTACGTCTGGACCCAAGCGCAGGACAGCAAGGTCGATATTTCCAACGGCGACCGCACCCGTCTGCTCGGTCTGTCGCGCAAACTCTTCTACAACAACGCCATCGTTCGCTCGGCCATCCGCGACAAGGCCACCTACTCGGTCGGCGCCGGCATTGCCCCGCAGGCCAACAGCGGCGACCCCGCATGGGATGACGCTGCCGAGGCGTGGTGGGACGAGTGGAGCAAGTCGCCCGAAATCAGCGGGCGGCACGATATGCGCCGCCTGCAAGTGCTGGTCAGCGAGGCCGTAGACCGTGACGGCGAAATCTTTTGCATCCTCACCAACAAGCGCGACGGTACGCCCGCCGTGCAAGTGGTCGAGTCCCACAGGGTCGCCAACCCGCCCGACAAGGCCGACGAGATTGTGGATGGCGTAAGCCTAGACCGCTTTGCGCGTCCGCTGGCTTATCATGTGGTCGAGGGCGACACTTTCAGCAACCGCACCAGCCGCCGCATCCAAGCGGATCTGATGCTGCACGTCTACGAGCCCGAACGCCCCGACCAAGTGCGCGGGTATCCCGCCGTGGCCGTGGCGCTGAATAACCTTTTGGACCGCGACGAGTTGCTCCGCTTTGAGATGCAGGCCGCCAAGATCGGCAGCAGCATCGGGCTTGTGGTGCAGAACGCGCAAGGCGGCGTGGGGGCCGAGGGCTTCTTTGGCGATCTGTCCAAGAATGCCGGCGAAACCCTGACCCGCGAAACTGTCTTCAGCGGCGGCATGATCCCGCGCCTCAAGGCCACCGAGCGCATCGAGAGTTTTATGATGAACCGCCCCAACGAAAAGTTGGACGCGCATCTGGAGCAGTATATCCGCGCCGCCGCGCTGGGTCTTGGCCTGCCTTACGAATTTATCTGGGACACCTCCGCAGTCGGTGGCGTGGCCCAGCGTTTCATCATCCAAAAAGCCGCCCGCGCCTTTGCCGCGCGGCAGGACGTTCTTATCTCCTCCTTCCTTGGCAAGTTGTGGAACTACGCCATCGCCAACGCCGTCCGCTCCGGGCAGTTGCCGATGAACCCGAACTGGCGGCGCGTGCATTGGCAGACGCCGCGCTCGATCACCGTGGACGTGGGCCGCGAAGCCCAAGCCCGCCGCGACGATGTGAAGGCGGGACTGATGACCCTTGCCGACTTCTTTGGCGAACAGGGCTTGGATTGGAAAACGGCCATGCAAGAGATCGCCGCCGAACGTCAGTTTGCCGCCGAGCTTGGCGTGGTGGTCGGCGTCGAGCGCACCGAGGGGGCGACGGTTATCGACCCTGTGCCCACAGGGGACGGCGGTTCAACTCCGCCCGCCTCCACCCCGGAGCAAATGCAGTCGGAAGAAACGCCGACCGAACTTTCCGCCCGCGCCCGCAAAAAGAAACGGATTTACAAGCGCAAGAAGACGCCCGCCAAGGTGGACGCTTGACATGAGCCGCCGCCTATATGGCGGAACTCAAATTTGACGGCATCAGCGTGGCCACCGTTGGCCCCGCGCTCGGCCACGAGATGTTTGTGGACGATGTGACGCTGCTCCAGGCAGAGCAGGCAGGTTTGGCCGGCAGCCCGGTCAAAGTGTTCGTCGATCACGACGAGTCCATCGACTCGCTAATCGGCCTTCTCAACAACTTCCGAATTGAGGAAGACCAACTGCGCGCCGACTTGGAACTGCTTTCGGCCCACCCTCAGGCTGAGTTTTACGCGGAGATCCTGAGCAAAGCGCCGGGCCGCGTCGGGTTTTCCATGACTTTCAGCGGCAAGCCCGAAGAAGTTGGCGAGCAGCGTTTCGCCCGCGTCGAGAGCTTGGTCAGCGTTGACCTTGTAAGCCGCCCCGCCGCGAACAAGGACGGAGTTTTCCGCGCGGGCACCGAGCCCGTGGCAGTTGACACCCCGCAGGAGGGCATGACCGAAGCGTCTATCGAAAACAACGAGGCTCAGTTTGATGCCAAAGCCGCCATCGAGGCGCTTTCCGCTGTTGTCAGCAAACTTGAGGAAACCGTTGCGGCCATCGCCGCCGACAAATCCGAACCCGCCGAGGCCGAAGTTGTGGCCGAGGAAGTGAAATCCGAAGAGGCCGCTCCCGCTGCCGAATCCGCCGAGCTTTCCGCGCTCTCCGCCAAGGTGGCCGAACTGGAAATCGCGCTCGCCGCCAAGGGTAGCGAAGCCGTCGCCAGCAACGCCGTCGCCTCCGAAGACCCCGTGGAGCAGTTCAAAGCTGCCAGCGAGGCGAAGGACTGGAAGCGCGTGGCGCAAATCTTTTCCGCGAACAAGAGCGCCATCCTCCGCGCTCGCAACGCCAAGAATTTCTAAGGCCAGCAGCCAAAGAAAAACCAACCAACAACCAACCAGAAAATAAAATAATATGGCAAACGTCTTCGACTCAGCGCTCGTTGTAGCGACGATCTCGGAACAGGTGCAAACTGTGCTGGCCAACCGGCTCGCCCCGCTTCGCATCTTCAGCACGGATTTCAGCAATGAAGTCCGCAAGCCCAAGGACACCATCCAGGTGCCCCTCGTGACCGACACCTCGGCCACCTCGACCAACCCGACCGACTTCACGCCGGCTTCCAACGTCACCGTTGGCAAGGCCACCGTGACGCTCGACCACTACGCGCAGTTCTTCGGCATCACCCAAGCCGAGCTCGCCAACGGTCACCGTCTGGAAAACTTGGTCCGCATCAATCTCAACGCGCTCGCCGACAAGATTTTCTCGGTGGCGATCACTCCGATCACCACGGTCAATTTCGGCGCGGCCACGGTCACCACGACCACCATCACGCCCGGCAGCGGCCACTTGGCGACTCTCTGGAGTGCCATCAGCAAGGCCGACCGCAAGGGCTTGGTTGTGACCCCGGAGATCTACAGCAAGTTGATCCCCACCAACGCCGACTTCCTGCCGCTCCAGAACGGAGCCTACGGATTCGACCAGGGCATCTACTACGCCAACAGCTTCTCTGGCGCGGTCACTGGCCTCGACGGTTTCGCCTGCTCGCCCGAAGCGGTGGCGGTGGCCTCGGCCATGCCTCCGATCGACCCGGCGGTCGCCAACCTGCTCTACGTCTCGGATTCCGTGACGCTCGACCAGTTGGGCATGACGATCATGTATAACATCACAGCCAGCCAGTCCACCCGCACGGTGACCGCCTCCTGTGAAGTTATGTTCGGATCGGCAGCCGGTCTGACCAGCGGCACCTGCGCGCTCATCATCTAAGGCTCGTGTGTTCATCTCCCGGCGGATTGAGTGGCCCGCCGGGAGTTTCCATCTGGGTTTCGACCCGAAGGGTCACGGTTCCACTCGCCGTGGCCCTTTCTATTTCCAGTGGCCAAAGTTCATCTCGGTATCATCGTAGGCAACGAAGCGGACATGATTTGCCGCTTTCTGGACTCGTTCCAGCCGCACGTTGATTCCGTTTCCGTAGTCCGCGCCATCGGCACGGCGCAGCCCGATGCCACGCTCGACATTGCCAAAGAGCGCGGATGCCTCACGGGCGAATATCTCAACGCGACCGACCACCAATGGGAGCACGTTGATAATTTCGCCGCCGCCCGCAACCAGAGCTTCGCCTTGGCCCCCAAAGGCACCGACTACCTCATGTGGGCCGACTGCGATGATCTGCTGGGCGACACGGGCGCGGCGGTCCTGCGGATGTTGCGCGAGGGCAAAGACCCCGAAGCCGATGTGATCTACGCACCTTATGTGACCAGCGCCAGCGGCAGTTACGCCCGCCGCGTGCGACTGCTCAGGGCCAGCGCCTACGACAAATGGATCAACGCCGTCCACGAGGACATCGAGCACAAGCCCGGCAGCAAGCTCACATGGTCGCCTGAGTTGCAGGTGATCCATCTGCCGCACAACAACAAGCGCAGCAGCGTGACGCGCAACCGCCGCATCCTTGAAGCGGTGCCGCCCGAAGAGCGCACGGGCCGCGAGTGGTGGTTTCTGTTCCGCGAGTGCGAAGTGCAGCAGGACATCCCTGTCGCCATGCAAGCCGCGATTGTCGCCACGGGCCGCGACGATCTAGGCGACGAAGAAAAGTTTGTGGCCTACCAAACCATTGGCCGCTGGATTGCCGATGTGGACGAGGCCGAACGCCCGCTGCTGGAAGCCGTGCGCCTCATGCCGTGGCGCCGCGAAGGCTACGCCGAACTCGCCAAGATGCACCTCGCACGCGGCAAGGCCACCAAGGCGCTGGCCTACGCCAATGCAATGGAGGCCCAACCCATGCCCGACGAACCAAGCTGGACGCACGATGCGTCCCTCTACGGCTGGCGGGCGCACGACTTAAAGACGCTGGCCCTTGCCAAAGCGGGCAACACCAAAGAAGCCGAGCGCCTACGCAAAGAATGGCTCAAACGCCTCAAGCCGCGCATTGCCGTGGGCCATCCGGCGGGCAGGGGAGCCAAAGACATTGAGGTCCGCAATATGTGGCTGGAACGCGCGGCCAACCCCGAAAGGGTGGCTTACTATTTTGGCATCTGCGAAAGCGATACCGAGATTGTCGACGAGCTCAAGCACTACCCGCACGGCCTCGCCCAAGCAGTGCCCGAAGGTCACAGCAGCGCGGTCGCCAACTACAACGCCGCCTCCCGCGCGGCCACCGCATCGGGCGCGCGCATCTTCATCATGGCGCAGTCGGACGTTTACCCGCCCCACGGCTGGGACGAGCAGATCATCCAAGCCATGAAGCCACACATGGACGCGCCGACTGTGCTGCACGTTTCCGATGGTTTCGACCAGCCAGGGCAAAAGCTCATGACCATCATGACTTTTAACTGGCGGTGGTGGCTTGGCCGCGAGTGGTTGCTGTGCCCGGAATACGACGGCTATTGGTCGGACACCGAGTTTTCCTTCCGCGCCTACCGCGATGGCGTGGTGCAGGACGGGCGGCACATCAAGTTCTACCACGACCACCCGCTGTTCACGGGCGCGGCCTCGGATGAGTGCTACCGCCGACAGCAGAACCCAGAAGCCAACGAGCGCGGAAAGGCGGTCTTCAAGCGCCGAAACCCCGACGCCGTGGCGCAGGGATGGGTGCCATGAAGCTGGAAATTTTAGTGCCCACCATCCCGTCGCGCGCGGCCATGCTGGAAAAGCTGCTGGCCGTGCTAAAGCCGCAGTGCAAGCGCAGCGTCCGCATTACCATTGATAACGGCCCCGGCACGGTCGGGGTCAAGCGCCAGCGCATGATCAAGCAGGCCACGGGCGATTATGTAGCCTTTGTTGATGACGATGACATGATTGCGCCCGACTACGTCGCCCGCATCCTGCCCTGCCTCAAAAGCAAGCCCGATGTGGTCGGAATTACGATGCACGTCACAATGGACGGCCACGACTACCGCCCGTCACCCATCTTCCGCCACAGCCTGCGCTTCCGCGAGAACCACCACTGGCAAGGCCAAGAACGCACCCCGCACCACCTGTGCCCGCTACGGCGCGATATGGCGCTGAAAAGCCGTTTCCCCGACATGATGTGGGGCGAGGATTACAGCTATGCGCTCGGCCTGCTGCCGCATTTGCAGACCGAGGAATGGAGCGGCGACAATCCGATTTACTTTTACAGCTACGTCACCAAGCACTACGACCCCGGCGCGGCGCGGCTTTGACTCGGACGATTAGGGCATGGCGAACCAGCTAGACACCGCGCACATCCTTGGCGTGGCCGCAATTACCGATGTCGGCGGCGAATACGTCACCATCGCCGGCACGCAACTAAAGGCCGTGGTGGGCGACATGGACGTGCGCGACGAGTTGGCCGAGGGCGGGGTTCGTCAGATCCGCTCGGTGCGTCTGGCTATCCCGCGCAGCGAGTTTGAGCGGTGCGTGGCTATGGGCATCAAAGAGGTTTCCATCCCTGCCATCTGGAGCCGTATCACTGTGCGCGACATCGAGCTTCAAGTGCTCGGCGTGGCGCAGGACGCCGCGGTGGTCGAAATTACAGCGGGCGGTCTGGCGGAGTAAGGCGATGGCGGCTGCATTTACCGTCGAGGTTTCTTTGGACGAACTGCGGAAGCTCGTGCCCAAGTTCGTCAATGCCACGCGGCTGGAGATTAGCAACGAGGTCAGGCGGCAGGGTCGGCTTTTGGTGCGCGATGATGGCGACAACGGGCTTTTGGCGATTACCCCGCCCAAGACACAAGAGATGGGCGAAAAAGCCACCAACCGCGACATCAACAGGGTTTTTGTCACTGCCTCCACCATCCGCGCCATCCTCAAAGACAGCGGCGTCCGTGGCGCCCGCGCGGCTTTCAAGCGATACATTACGCCGGGCCCTGACTACTCGCACGCCCGCGCTTTGGATTATCTCAACAACCAGACGCCAACGTTGGTCGAAGTGCGACCCTATACAACCAAAAGCGGCAAGCGCGTCCGCAGCTACAACCAGACCCGCAACGTCTCGGCGCTGGGCGACCCGCGCCTTGGCCGGCTTCAATATGTGGACGATGGCCCAAGCCGCACCCTGCACAAGTCGCGCAAAAACTCGCGCGGCCAAGTGCGCCAAGCCGCATGGAGCCAGCTTGTGATGAGCCAAGGCAAAATGACCAGTTACACCAACGAGGTGATACAGCGCGTGGGAACCCTTAAAGCCGGCTGGGGTGCTGCGGCTCGGCAAGCGGGACTTTCGATTAACTTGCCCGCCTTCGCCGCTCGCAACGCCAAGCGAGCCAGTGGCAAGGGGCGGTTCAGCGATTCCACCCCCAGCAACATCTATCTTGAACTCGCCAACACCACGCCCAACGCCGCCAGCAAGATTTCAAAAGGTGCCGTTAATTGGGTGGTCGGCCTGCGCCAAAAACAGATTGAACGCGAACTAAACAACCGCCTTGGAAAGATGGCCGCCGCCGCATGATCCACCGCGAATTAGAATCCGCCTTCGCCGCCTACGTCACGGCCAACCGCACCGGGACCGCGCTGTCGGGCATTCCCGTGCGTCATGCCATCCCCTCCGACGCGCTGGCCTTCCCGTGCGTCATTGTCGCCTCGGCCTCGACGGAATTGCTGGAGGGTGGCGTGCGCCAGGCCACCCGCGCCACGATGGATTTCTCGCTCATCTCCGCCGCCAATGCCGGCGCAGGCTGGCAAGCCTCGCACAAAGACCGCGTGGCCGCTCTGTCGCGGCTTTTGGACGATACCAATACCAACACCGCACTTGCCGCCATCAACGCCTCCCAGACCGATTTCACGCTTTACGGGTGGCACCTGACCGAGCTTGCCAGCGAAACCGCCGCCAATTACCAGACCGACACTATCCGCATTAGCCTGGTAGCAGGGGAGCGCATCAACACCACGCCCACCGGCCCCACGGCCACCCCGCAAAACTACAGCCTTCGCCACGAGATTGAGCAAATCGTTTCGGCCCACCTTGGCACCGAGCTCCCCGGCGCCGTGACCGACGATTACACCGTCTATCCTTACTACTCGGAAACCGCCGCGCCACCGCGCCGCATTGTCGCTGCCTGCCTCTCTGCCGAGCGCCCGTTTCCTCAACTGGCCCGCTGGTCGGCACAGGTCACCATCCACGTCATCACCCCCGGCGAATACGCCACCGGCCATGATGAGGTGGTCACTTCGGTGCAGGAAACCCTGCGCGACATCGTTGCCCAAGACTTTACCACAGCCAACGTAACGGTTGCCGGGATGCTAGAAACGGGACACACCGTAGACCGATCCGACAACCGCATCACCGACGTGCTGGCCCTAACGCTCTACTGCCAGCAAAATTGACATCGCCCGCGAGGGCATGGCTATCACTTACGGCTCTGGGTCGGGCTTTTCCCGCTCTACCAGCAAGACCTTTGAATACGTCGCGCCGCAGGACAAAGACGGAGACGTAGCAGATAATATCCTCAAATATACGAGGACTGAAACTACCACAGAGACGGTAACCACCACCTTTGGCGCCCCGCAAATCGGCAGCGATGACGTGTTGAGCGCCACTCTGACATGGAGCGTGGACGAGGTAATTATTGACCCCTCGGCCAGCAGCACGGCGCCGCCCGCCGCGCGCACCTACAACCCCCGCTGCGAAGCCTCGGCCACCATTCTTACCGATGCTTTTACCGCCGCAACCTTCACTTTGGACGGCATCACCTTCGACACACTCAGCGCCGAGAAGGCCGAGACGGCGGGCGATGTTATCAAATTCAACATCCGAGGCGTGAACTACGGCGAGGACGGTAATTTGACCGTGGGCAGCATTTCTGGCGGCGGCACGATCCGCGAAGAGAAACGCTTCAGCAACACGGATTTCGTCCGCACAACCGCAACCACTGTAGCCTTCGGCGGTTCGTAACCGCGCACGCGCATGGACGCGCTCGCGGCAGAGTCTTTCCTTAACGCCGAGCACCGCGTTTGCGGGCTGCGGATGAGGCCGCTTTCCTTGGGCCACGCCTTTGCCTTGGAGGCCATCGGCAATCCCTTCTACCACGGCCAACTCGGAACGCTGGACCAGCTCCGCATTGCCGCGTGGATGTGTTCGCGGTCACCCTTGGCCCTCCCCAAAACGACAGGCTGGCGCTACAAGCTGTGGCGCTGGGGCACTGACAAGGCCGATTTTGACGCCGAGGTAGAGTGCTGGAAGGCGTATGTGGCCGACTTCGTGGCGCCACCGCAAATGTGGAACAAAGCGCCCAAGCCGGGCGAGCAGCGCGTCGAACCCAGCAAGATCCCGCACAACCTGTCCACGGTGGTGCGGCTGATGCGGTTGGGCATGAGTGAGGAGCGCGCCTGGTCCACACCGGTCGGGGCGGCTGCGTGGTATGAGGCCGCAGCGTTTGAATCAGAGCAAGGGGCGCGGCTCGACATTGTGACCGACGCCGAGCGCCTTGCCATCCTCAAGCGCCAACTAAGAAAGGCTGGGCAAAATGGCTGAAGTAAAAGTTAAGATTACCGCGCAGAACGAAGTCCGCACGGGCTTGCAGCAGGCGCTACAGGAAACCCAGAAGTTCAGCCAGCAGGCCAAGGCGGCGGTTTCCAATACCATGACGATCAACCCGTTTGCCGGGGATGATCGACTTGGACCGCTGCGGGATTTGCAGCGGCAGGCGCGGGAGCTTCGGGATTTGGCGCGGGCGCCGATTGAGCCGGCTCCGCAAGCGGCATCTGCGCCAGAACTTGCCAAGACCTCCTCTGCTGGCGCTTCCGCCATTCGCGGACTGGCTGCTGATTTAGCCAACGCTACAAGCGCGGGCGATGTGTTTGAGGCTGTGGTCCGACGCATCACTACGGCTTTTGGAGGCTTGGTTGCGGCAGCAGGTGGTTTTGCCATCGGGTCGCTTATCCGCCGCACGCTTGAGGATGCCGCCGCAGGACTGGAGGGACTAATCGACCAAAGCCAAGCTCTGCAAAATTCATTCACTAACCTGCTGTCGCCGACAACCACGTTTGACCAACTGGCGAGCGCGATACAGGGGGCGTCCCAACAAATCGAAGGGCTTATTAAAGCCAACGAAAAACTTCAAAGCGGCATTGGCTTTCAAATAGCCGACTACATAAACGCCTTCGATCTTTCAAGTGCTGCCAATAGAGAAGTTGAGCAGGGTGCTGGCAATGCGCGCTTGGCTTTAGCTACGGCTATTGCGGCAGCAACGCAAAGAGAAAACCGTCTGGCCGAGGCCAGAACGGACGAAGAGCGCAAACTAATTGCGCTACAAGCGGAGCGCGAACAACTATTGGCAGCAGCCAGTAAGGTTTCGCCAGAAGCAGCCTCCAATTTGCAACAGCTTTTTGCGGCGCAAGATCGTCGCATTGCTGCGGAACAGCGAGAGCGGACAGGCACCCGCGAAGGCAATGCAAGTCGTCAACTTGGCCCCGGAACCATTGAGGGCATTAGAGAGTTTGAGCGCGCCCAAGAGGCCGCGCGGCGAGCATTGGGCGACGAGTTTGGCCCTGGCACTACTGACGCCGCAGCCGGCGGTTTCCGCGTGGACGCTGCCGAGTTTGCCCGCCAACAAGGCGAGCGCCTCGCCGCCGAGGAGGCCGCATTTCGCGGATCGGCTGGCGCCTCTGCCCTCCAGCGCATCGGTTTTGCCTCCAATGAATTTTTCGACACGCGGCAAAAGCGCGACCCTTCGGAAGAAACCCGCCGGGCCGCAGAGTTTGCCAAACAGATTCTCGACATCCTCAAAAAAGGCGAACCCTTGGTCTTGCCTTCAACCAACTAACTCCTATGGCACAATTTGAAACAACAGGCGGCGGGTATCTCGACAGCGGCGACAGACAGGTAATTCGCAAGGCTTACGCTTCGACTGACGGAACAATAAACATACCGGCAGGCGTCAACGGCTTCCCGCTTACCTCAGTCAACGCAACTGAAGACGCGGCTGGAGTCCGCCGCGTTATTGCCGAATACTCTCAGGGCGGCGAGGGTGGTGCGTCCTACAATCAATACGGCAAGCGCATCGAGTTGACGGGTGGAACCCGCGAGGTTCCGATTCAAACTCACAGATCATTTGAAAACATGACCGAGCAAGAGGTGGCCCAAGTCCAAGAGGCCATCGAAGCCGGGACAAGCGCAGTTCTAACAGGATTCAGCGCAGATCAAGAACTGCTCTATTCATTCTTATCCCGTGGCGTCGAATACGTTTTGGCCCCTGCCGTTGTCCTTCGAGTCTCAGAGATTGAAACGGCCCTTCCAAGTTTGAGCCCCATCGCCAAAGTTGCGGACCCGCCAGAGCTTGATGCACCCAACGGGACATTCTGGATATGCACCGCCATCACAGCCACCCCCATCGGCACCCGCTACGAGGTGACCCGTGAATACACACTGAATTTTAGCGCGTGGGCAGACGTTCAAACCCTATACGGCTGGAGCTAACCTATGGGACAGTTTGAATCCATTCGCTTTCTGTCGGGCCGCCCGCTTTTGCGCGAACTAAGCGCCGATCGTCTCAATACGATTCTGCAAGAGATTAGGCGCAACAAGCCCAAGGGCGAGCGCGGAATCACAGTGCGACAAGATGGGACCGGAACTTACATCGGCCTTGCTGCCGCCTTGCCATCAGCCAAAGGTGGCACAGTTTCCCAAATATATCCTTGGGACATATACACCGTGGAGTCCGACAACAGCGGCTACACCGTCAGAGTGCGCCCTGGCACCATCGGAAACTTTTTGCCGACGAATTGGGACGAGGAATTTGAACTAGACAACGATCAGCTTTATTACGGCACGGCCACGATTAACACAGACGGCGTGGGCATTACCGACGTGGTGCTTTCCATGGAGACCGAGCACCTTGCCCCGCCAGCCCCAGAGCTTTACGCCTTGCCTGCGGCCATTCCTTTTGTCTTCGGAATGTTTGAAAACGGGACCAATTACCGCATTGAAACCGACGGCACCGTAGCTGCGCCAGTTGTGCAATCGCTCATTGTGGAAAAAGATGCGGCAGCAGCGCCTGGAGAATCGCCTTACAACATCTACTACACGCTGTTGCAATGATTTCCTGGCTGTTTACTGTCGATCCACAAACCAAGATTGTATCTAGCGCCAGTGCTACGAACCTGGACGGCGATCCTTTCTCAGCTAGCGAATCCTATGAAGAAAATTTCTTTTTTACATCTCAATCCATAGCAGGGGACTTTTCCAGCACGACATACGAGACACTTCGTGGCTCTGAGCCGCTTACAACGCTGGCAACAACCAATGTTTCAAGACAGATTTCGTCCACGACTGTAACAACGGCTGTTCGACAAGTTTACACCACACGAACAACAGCAAGCAACAGCGCGACTATCACCGTCAGTAGTGTCTCAACCCTTTCTCAGACACTGCCAACATTTTCGACAACTACCTCCAACCATTCTTCTTTTACTACGACTACAACGGATAGCCAATATGTCGGGGAACTATACGGAACAATTTACATGGCGCAAAGCGATGAAGTTCTTTTGGTCGCCAGTGCCACAGATATTGGTGAAAATATTTATTCCGGGGCAGCCATAGAAACCGCAAGCACGGCAACCGCCACAACTGTTTACCCGCAATCTGAAACTGTTGCGGCAAGTATTATTGCACAAAGCGCGGTTCCTTCGCGCGCTTTTACTAATACGGAGGAAAGCACGCGCACGACAGTTGTGCGGCAATTTTCAATAGGAGAGTTGTTGTCCAGCACGCGCCCTGTGATCAATCCATTCGCCCCATCGCTTCCTTTAGAAACCGAAGAGTATTTTTATTATTCGCCAACCACATACGGCGAAACAATCACCATCACGGACGTAGAAGGGTCTTTTCTTGCGTATAATTATTCAGCAACGGAAACGACAACAACTCAATACGTTTCTTTTGTGGAAATAACAAGTTTGGGACAGGTGTTTGACTCAACTTACGCGGTCTATTCAACGACTACGGCTGCTATCGAAGATACATCTTACACCACATCAAGAGCAATAACGGCGGCGGGAGCCAACCCTGGGGAGTTTGAAATTACGGAAAAATGGGAAAAAACAACTTACGCGCCAAGGACTAAATTTTACAACCAAACAACTACGGCCCAAACAAACGAGCGAACCATAATTGGCTTCACAGGAATCAAAAACAGCGCGGGGGTTGCCGCGTCTTTTTTTAAGCAGGGCATCATGCAAAACGTGTTTGGCGATAACGATGGCGCTTGGTTTGTCTCCGTGTCGCAAAAAGTGTTTAGCCTTATGCCAGGGACGTTTAGGGCCCACAACAGCGACTATCAGCTACTTGGCACAATCAGTTTTAGCAATTATTCTGCAACTTTAACAAGCACCGGCTTATCAGGAACCGAAACAACATCCCAAACACAGACTGCCGAGTTTGTTCCTCAGGGCCAAGCAACCACTGATTTCATAGATTTTGCCACTGCCCAAGGGTGCCTTTCTATTAACAGCCTCAACACGGCCTACAACAGTTTTGCAAGTGGAGTGTATCGCAAAAAGAACGGCCAAACGACAAAAGAAACTTTCGCAATTCGGTCTTTTTCTGGGGGCTCAACAATCGACAGATATTCTCCGGTCACATTTTTTGGATACGATACCGGCACCAGCACGCAAATTGTGTGGGCCGCCCCGCGCAATAGCATTGCCGTTCCGTAAGTCGCTTGACACCCGCCACGCCTCCGAGTGTTGGCCATTGCGACATACGCGACCAAAAGCTATTTTTATTGCTGGCCGCAGTTTCTTCGGCGCATCGCCGCCGCCGCCGGGCACCACGCCGAGGCGCATTTCATTCTGGCAACCGACCAGTCAGACGAAGCCAGGCAGGCTATTGAAGCAGCGCGCCACGAGCTTCCCGAAGGTTGGCGCATCCAAGCTATCACTCTGCCCCTGGATGACGGCGGGGTCGAGGGCAAGGACTACAAAGTCGAGGCGCAAATGCGGATTGCCGCCCTGCAAGGCGCCGCGTTTGCCGCTGCTCGCAAGATCCGCGCCTCGATGTTGTGGTCGGTGGAGGCCGACAACCTTGTCCCCGCCGACGCCCTCCGGGTGGCCGAGTGGGCGCTAACCATGCCGCAGGCCGACGGGTCGAGCTATTACGACATCGCCGCAGTGACTTACCCGAACGGGCTTTTCCTTGGCGGCTTTGGGACGCCGCAGCATCCGATTGCCGAGGACTTCACCGAAAAAGAGCGCAAGCTGCCGCCTCGGCTGGTCCGCGCGCTGGAAGCCTGCCGCGAGCGGCTGAAAGCCGAGCCGAACAGCGAGAAGGAGGGCAAACGGATGGGGCGCCTGCACGAGCGGATTAAGCGATGCCCGCCGGACGGCAACGTGTTTGAAGTCACGGCCAAGCACGGGTGGCGCAGGCGGGGTTGGCTGGATTTCGCCTATCCCGGCATCGGGCGCGGGGCCATCGTGCCGTCGGATTGGTGCGGCCTTGGCTGCACGCTGCTATCGGCCAAGGCGCTCGCGCTGGCCACTTTTGAAGGCTACGACGGGCGCGGGACGCAAGACCTGTTCCTGTGCTGGCATCGCTGGCACCCAGCGGGGCTGCGAATCGCGGCAATCGCGCACACGGCGGCGGATCATGTTAAGCGCAAGGGCAAAGACGCACCAGCCGATGCGCCCGACATTATCCATCACCGCGCTTATCACGAAACCGAAGGCGAATATCGCGGCCACCTCCGCGTGCGCCAACAGGCTTGGATGCCATGTTAGCCACCCTGCGCCCGCTTGCTGCTCACCTTGACGAGCGCGGACGCCTTACCGAAATCTTCCGGGCTTCGGATGACGCGCACGGTTTTGGCCAGTGCTATATCACCACCTGCGCGGCGGGCGTGGTCAAAGCCTGGCACCGGCACCGCCTACAAGTGGATCGGTGGTTTTGCGTATCGGGCGCGGCCAAAGTCGGCATTTGGGACGCGAAGGCCAAGCGCGGGGAGACGGTGATCCTTTCCGCCGACACGCCGCAACTGCTCACCATCCCGGCAGGCTTCTTCCACGGCTTCACCCCGTGCCACGGGCACCGCGAGGCGGCAATCTTGAACCTGCCGTCCCGCGAATACGATGCGGCCAACCCAGACGAGGAGCGAGTTGGGCCGTTGGCGTTCCCTTTTTGTTGGGCTGTTGAGTCTCGCTAACGCTTTGACACAGGGGGCGAGGGCAAGGCCATGCGCGTCTACATCAACCTCGACAGTAGCGAATTTGTCGTTTCCCCCGTCCTGACGCAGCGGGTCAACACGCTTTACTTTACCCGCCGCGACACCGTGCCGGTCGAGGTGCAGTTTGTGCGAGGCGGTGCGGTGGTGGAATTGGACGCGGGAGCCACCGGCCAAGTCGGGATCAAAAAAACTTACACGGGCAATTTTCTTGCTTCAGACACGGCCTGGACAAAGACCGGCACGGGGACAGCAACGGTATATACCTTCGACCTCAACCTTAACACGTCCAACATGGACGCGGAGTTTAATCCGGACGCATCCACCGACAGCATCACGGCCAAAATTGAAATCACTTGGTCGGTTGGCGGGACAACCACGACAACGCTTCCGACCGCGGCCACCATTTACAACGATGTAATTCGTGGCGGCGAAGGCGTCCCAACCAGCACTGCCGCCGGGTCTTTCCTTTTGCAATCTGCCGACAACTCCATCTGGTCTGTGTCTATCGACAACGACGGCGTTTTGACTGCGACCAAGCAATGAACATGAAACACTTTTTTGCAACATTCACTATTGCCGCGATTTGCGCCGCTACCAGCTACGCGCAAACCATAAAGTCGCTTGGCTATAATGCAACAAACGGAAAAGTTGTATATACGGGGACTAACACGCTTAATTTCACAAACGCCACGGCTCTTGCAAATGGCGCCGCTATATTTTTTACCAATACGTCTGAATTTCAAACGCCGATTTGGTTTGGGGACCGAAGCGAAGGAATTAACGTTTTCGAGTTTGAAATCTCAGGCGATGAGGCTATCGCCCGGACCAACCTCGGCCTCGGCTCCACCGACAACGTAGCCTTTCGCAACATCACTTCAGGAGGCAACATCGTCATCAGCAACCAAACGGCCACCAACAACGGCATCCTATTCATCTACCGCACCAACAACGAGCCGTTTCTCGGCCTCGCCAACCTAATTGCCTCAAACAACACGACGATCAGCAACGAAACGCTGTTCCGCGTAGGCGTGGCCGAGGCCACCAACAAATCGGCGCAGTTTGGATTCCGCTCCACAAACACCAACGGCACCGGCGTGGCTGTGTTTTCAGTGTTTGGCTACAATGCTCTCGCGATGGTGGGGCCGTCGTCGCGATCGGCCACCAACACCAACGGCATCGAGGCGGACATCTACTCAATCAGTCCGACAAACAAGGTTGCAACGCTGATCGACACCAACACGGGCGCCACGCTCATGCACCGCCCGGTTGGCTTTAACACCAACGCCAGCGCCCCGGCCAACACCACCAACGTGGCCGGGTGGATTCAGTTTTACGTTGGCACCAATTCCGTGCGCGTGCCGTATTACCAATGAGCGACAGCGAAAGAGAACAAGTCAAGGCATGGCTCATCAAAGCCTCATTTAGCATTGGCGCAACGTGCGTGATGCAAGTCTTCGCCTTTGTGTGGTTTATTAGCAAGCTCGACAGCAAGGTTGCCGAGATCGACGCCGATGTCCGCGCCTTGGCGCCGCGCGTTGAAGTGCTGGAGAGGGACTACTGGAAGCGAGGCGGCGACCGATGAGTGCTTGCACATCCTCACAAGCAGACCTTTTCTGGACGCGCGGCGACAGCGGGCGGCTCGATGTCACGGTCAAAGACGCGGACGGCACGGCCTACGATTTGACGGGGGTCACGCTTTTCTTGACGGTCAAGACGGGCCTCACGGTTGCCGACGCCTCGGCCACCATCCGCAAGGAAGTGACCAGCCACGACGATGCCGGCGCAGGCGAGTCGCACTTTGATTTAGCAACCACAGACAATGCGACGGCTGGCACCTACTACTACGATGTCCAGCTAAAGACCAGCGACAGCAAGGTCTACACACTTTTCGGCGGCTTGTGGAAAGTGCTGGCCGATGTGACTACCCGCACCGCGCCTCTCTAAAATGGCCGCTTACAATAAAGTTGAAGTCTCGCTGAATACCAACGCCGTCGAGGTTGGCATCCCTTCGCCGCAGGCGGTCAACGTGACTATCCCGACAGTCGGCCCCGCTGGCCCTACCGGACCGCAAGGGCCAAAGGGCGATCCTGGCGAAGTGTCCGGCAGCATTGCGTGGGATAACGTCACGGACAAACCTGCAACTTTCACTCCGTCCGCACACACCCACGAACTTGCCGACTTGGACAGCAGCGGCATTGCTGCAGGCAAGTTTCTGCAAGCGGATGGCAATGACGGAGCGCAGTGGGCCGATGTGGCAGATTTCAACGTCCCCATCACGGCAGCAACCGCCAGCGGCTTCGTCAATGGCAACGGCGTCTATTATTCAACCGATGTAACGCTCAACTCGCGCAACGTCTTCAAGCTGAACAAAACCTACGGGATGTTTTTTGAGGCGAGCAAATGGCACATCTTTGAAAACGTGCCGATCACGGCGAACATCCTGCATAGCAGCAACACAACCAGCGCCACCTATCCCTGGCAAGCCGCGTGGGCTGACGGAGACGTTGACCAAGGCCTTCTAGCCGATGCCGTAAGCGATGTGGCGGATCAGTTTGTTTTTGTCGGTGATAACATTCCAAGTTCACGCGTAACAGACCTCGCCACCGTCGCCACCTCTGGCGACTACGACGATCTTACTAATAAGCCATCTACGTTTACCCCTTCGGCTCATGCTTCGTTGCACGAAGGTGATGCCGCTGATCCCGTGGTTCTTACAAGGTATGTGCAAATTCAAGACGCTGTGCTCGACGACCCAGCGGCCTTTAAGGCGGATGTTTTATACGCATACGACGATTTAATTGACGTTCCGACAAACTTCCCGCCATCCTCCCACACCCACGGCAACCTAACCAATGACGGCAAAATCGGCACCACCTCTGGCCTCCCGCTCAAAACAGGCACCAACGGCGTAGTCGAAGCAGGAGCCTTCGGCACAAGCGCAGGGGAGTTTTGCGAGGGCAATGATGCCCGCCTTTCCGACCTCCACGCGCAAAGTCACGCCATCACTTCAACCAGCGACCACACCGCAGGCAACTGGAAGGTATTTCACAGCAACGGCAGCGGCGAAATAGTCGAGCTTGCCTTAGGCGACAGCGGCAAGGTCTTGCAATCGAACGGCGCGACCTCGGCTCCGACTTGGGAGACGCCTTCGGGGGGTGGCGCAACAAACCTCTGGATTCCCGCGAGCGCATGGATTCCAAAGACCACCGCAGGCTGCGGCGTCGATTCCCGCGAAACATCCACCAACGACCAAAACTTCGACGAACTCCTCTTTGACGCAGGCTCGGATGAATTTGCCGATGCCTTGGTAGTAATGCCGTCGAACTACAACAACGGCACCATCACCGCCCGCTTCTACTGGACCGCCGCTTCGGGATCGGGCGGCGTGGCATGGGCCATCCAAGGCCGCGCCTTCGCCAACGATGACGCCCTCGACACCGCCGCAGGCACCGCGCAACTCGTCACCGACACGCTGATTGCCGCCAACGATATGCACGTTACCTCGGCCACCAGCGCCGTGACTATCGGCGGAACACCCGCCGCCAACACGCCGATTCAATTTAGCATTTACCGTGATGTCTCGGACGCCGCCGATGATCTCGCCGTGGACGCCCGCCTGCTGGGTGTGGAAATTATTTTCAACTAATGAGACGCCGCCACCGCCATCTCAACGCCCGCGACCTCGGCGCAAAGCTCGTCTTGGACGCCCGCTACATCGACCAGAGCGACAACACCGCCGTCAGCACATGGTCGGATCGCAGCGGGAACGGATACGATGCCACGCAGACCAATGGGACGTTCCAGCCGACATTTCAGACCGCAGAGTTTGGCGGCAATGGGGTCGTGCGCTTTGATGGAAGCGACGACAGGCTTTTGGCTAACGGTGCCGCTGGAGTGCTTCGTAACGTAAATGAAGGAACATTGATTGGTGTTGGAAGGATTGCGGACGCCTCGGCAAATGCCAGATCACTTATTGCATTTGCTTACGGAACAGATACCAACGGCCCGCATCGAGCGATTTTAGGTTCAGAAAACGCAAGCGGCTATTATGCAGGCGGGAGAAGGCTTGACGCCAACAGCTTTCAAAGCGCACTGACATCATCTTACACACAAAACCGCATTCTGATTAAGTCTGCGGTGTTTGATTGGGCTAACAGCGATTTATTTGTGTTTTTAGATGGAACGCAATCGGCCAGCAACACCAACTTCCAAACGGCTGGCAGCACAAGCGACACAAATTCAGCCAGCGTAACAATCGGCAGTGGCGCGAACGGTCAGCGCCTAAACGGCGACCTCGGCCAAGCCCTCGCCTTCAACACGGCGCTCACCGCCAGCCAGCGCAAGCGCGTCGAACACGCCGCCGCCTTTAGTTTCAAAATCTCCTGCAACTAACCGCCACCAAGCTAATGACCCATCTCCGCTACGACAACCAGACCCGCACCGAAACCGACGAGACGGTCATCGCCACGCTTGTCCGCAAGGGGTGGGAAGTTTTTACGCCAGAACCAGTGGTGGAGGTGCCGCAGACCTACACCGCCGCAGAATGGGTCGATCAAGGCTTCGCGGGAAATCGCCCGACCACCATGCTGTATCTCAAATTGCAACTCGACGCCGCTGGCAAAACCTCGCCGAAGTTAGCCGCAGTGCAGGCGTGGCTGGACGGCATGATCGTGGCGGGCGTGACTGCGCCAGAGGAAAGGCGGACTGCCGAGGCTTGGGGAAATACTCCTTGGACGTTTGAGGAGGCGAGCCAAGAGGCGCTTTCTGTGCTCGCCGGGTAGGCTTTGACACGCCCGGAAGGGCATGGCCTTAATCAACACCGCCCTTGGCAAACTGAAGGAAAAATCGACGTGGGCTGGCATTGCCACGCTCGTCGCCGCTGCCGGATGGAAACTCGACCCCGAACAATGGTCCGCTATTGCGGCCACGGTCATCGCGGCCATCGGCTTGTTTGAAGTTTTTCGCAAGGAGAAGTAACCATGCGCCTCCTTGCGCTGGTTGCCGCTCTATTCGCCACGGGCTGCGCGTCGATGCCCGACATCAAGGGCGGCGGGCTCCCTCTCGGTAAGTCCGGTTGGCAGTTCAGTGGGGGCATGGACCTTGAGCGCAAGGCGTGGGTGCTCACTTTTTGGAAACCTTGGGGCGCTGACGAAGCACAAGCCGCCATCGACGCCGAAAAGATCGTCCTGCCCGAATGAAGGGCGACCGCTCCGTGGTCACGATCAGAGGCGAAGTCCTGCGCGCCATCTTTACCAAGCCCGCACGATCTGACACGCGAGGCTTCTTCACACGCCTTCTTTCCTCGCTTCAACCTGTCGTGCGCGTCAGCAAGCGCGGTCTGTCGTTCATCGGGGTGAGGGGGCGGGTGGAATTTTAACAACGAACAATGAAACTGACTCAATGGTTGAAGAACTTATTCGCGGCATTGCCAAGTGGCCCGACGACGACAGACGCAAAATCGCCCTTGCTTTGGTGCGAGTATTGCCACTCACCGATCTTGCCGAAGTCCTCTCCGCTGCCCACACCCGAATCCACAAAGAAGCCGACAAGCGCAAAGCAAGAGTTCCAAAAGCTGCTCGATGACGCAGGGGTGCGCTACTTCACCGCTGACGAGGTTTTCTTCCGGGGCGCGAGAGACGCCAAGCTGCAACTAAACACCGACCCGCCGCGTTCGCTGTGGCCGTCTTTGCTGGCCGTCACCAAGGTTGCTGACGAAGCAAGGCACAGGCTTGGCCGCGCACTACGGATCAACTCGGCTTACCGCTCGCCTGCCTACAACCGCTCCATCGGCGGGGCGTCTGCCTCAATCCACATGCGGGGCGGGGCGCTTGATCTTTCTGGCTCGCCCGCGACATTGCACAAGATTCTTACGCAAATGCGGAAGGAAGGCGTCTTCAAGGGCGGCATCGGCAAGTATAAGACCTTCACGCACGTTGATGTGCGCGGTAAGAACGCGGACTGGCAGGGGTAATTTGGCGGGGCGCTGCGGCGAGCACCGTATGGTGTATCCAACCGCAGCCGATTGCGCGGGGTCAACGCCCGGCCCCGCCCCTTATTTAGACGCAAATCGCTCGGCACGGATAAGCCGCTGTCTTTGAGGCGGTTCTTATTTAGTTGCAAAACGCCACCCTTTGACGCCAGCGCCACAACGCGGGGCAATGTTCCAAGGCTGGCGAGAAGGTCTCCAAAACCATCTGGCAGAGTTCGATTCTCTGGCCTCGTGCTTTCCTTTAATAAGCACTCGCCTTATTTAACAAAAGCGGCGATGCCTTAAACACGTTTGCCGCAACGTGTCGCCAAAAGTGGCGAATTATCGACACATTCAAAGCTAACTCGTCAGCAACGGCGAGTTATCGCAGCGACTTCCGCAGATACACCGATGACGCCCCGCCCCACTTGGTCGCAGGCCGATAGAACCGATAGCCGCAGGCGACCAGCGAATTGATCGACGGGCAATTCCAGTGCGCCACGTAAGTCACAAGCTCGCTCAATCCAAACGACCGTGCTGCCGCCTCGCGCGCCCGGATGAGCCGCCGCTGCAAGCCTTTGCCGCGATGTTTGCGAACCACGCCAGCCCGCGACAGAAAGCCAAGCCCTTTGTTTTGCGCGCCCTCGCAGACGCGCAGACCCGCGTAGCCGACAGGTTCTTTGCCGTGCCACACAACCCACCACAGGGAGTTTTCCAAGACCGGGCGATGGTCGGAGGGGAAGCACTCAGCGTCCAGCGGAAGGACCGCCAGCGGCGTAGCCTCGCGATGGATGCGGTAGGTCATTTGAGCCTGTAGTGCGGGACGGGGCGCGTGACCGCGCCTGTGGTAATGCGGAAAGTTTGCCGCTCGGCGCGGCCTTCGCGCACGGCGCGGGCGAGCAATGCGCCGACAGTGCTGCTTGCTTTGCCGAGTTGCTTGCCGAGATCACGGGAGGTGTGCCAGCCGGCAGGGACTGTATCGACGACGATGGGGGAGGCGAGGGCAGCGCACCATTTGGCGAGGTCGGGGTCTTTTGCGGTCGCAATGTTCGACTTCATGGCAGTCGGTAGTGGGGTGAAAGAATGGCAATGTTGACCGTGCAGCCGACGCCATCGGGTAGGTATTCGCCGTAGGCCAAGCAATGCCTCCAGGCCAAGGTCTGCCGGCGAGCCGCCGCATACTCGGTGTCGAGCTTGAGCAAGCAGCCGATGTTGTAGCCCACGGCGTCGGCCAGCGTGCGGGCCGACTCCACCGCGACCCGGTGCGTGTGCCCGAATACGCAATGCGTTCCCAATGCCTCGGCGGTATCGCGGGCAGCCGAGACGTTGTAGAGCGCGCCGTGCAGGAATGCCGTGCCGCCGAGGTAGCGGATGCAAGACCGCTGCAAGCCTGCCCACGGAATGATCTCGGTTTTGTAGGGCTTGAGGTCATCGGCCATTTTGGCGAGCACCATGTTGGCAGCGTGAGCGACGATGGCGTTGCCGCTGTGGCACAGGCTGGCCGCACGGGCTTCGTGGTTGCCGTGGAAGTAGCGGGTGGGGCACAACTCGTGCAGGAACGAGAGCCCGGCCAGCAGATCGTCCATGATGGACTGCGCGCGGTCTGGCTCGTCAGGATCGCGCCGGGCGCCAGCGCGCAGGCACGATAGGTCGATGGCGTCTCCGAGGTGAATGCGCTCGTGCGGCTTGTAGGTGTCGAAAAACTTTAGCGCGGCCTCACGGGCCTTGGGGTCGATGTCGGCGCCGTGTGAGCATGAAACCGCTGCCCACTTGCGCCACTTTCGGGTGATCGTCGCCACGCATTCGCGCGGCGGGTGTCAAAACGTATGACAGCTACAAAGCCCACCAAGCCTTCCAATCGGCCAAGGCGGCAGGGACGGCATAGACTCTCTGAACCATTGCCGCCGACGTGTGCCCCATCTGGTAGGCCGTCAGTCCCGCGTTTTTTGCCCTGCCTAGGTGATAGGTGGCAAAGCTGTGGCGCAGGCAGTTGTCGGGCCATTCGGCCAGCACGGGCGCGCAGGCGCGGCGGCGGTGCGCGTGCAAGGTTTCTGAGGCGATTGGAATAATCCTGCCCTTTTGCTTGGCAAGCCATGCCTTGCGCCGTTTCAGCGGCTCAATGAAATCGACGATGCGTTGGTCGAATCCGCCCGAGTCCTTCATCACTCCCGGGGGCACATGGATTTGGCCCGTTTTAGTATTTACGTGGCTCCAATCCATCCGCTCGACCTCCTCGGTTCGCAGGCCCGCAAAGCCCCCAAGGAGTAGCAACGCCCTCACGTGGTCGGGCAGATCCAAAGCGAGCAACGCCTTCATCTGGTCGGGCGTGAGGATGTTTCGCCCTGGCTTTGTCTTGGGCGCCGGCACGGCCTGCATCGGGTCGTGGGGGATCAAGCGGTTGGCTGCGAGGTAGCCGAAAAACATTTTTGCATAGCGGTAATACATCGCCTGCGTATTGGTGTTAGCCGAGCGAGCCTTAACCCATTTGCGAAGAGCCGCGGCCTCGATCTCGCCCACGGGTCCGCTAAAACCCACGGCAAATGCCTTCTCAAAGATGCCGAGCTTTTGCTCGTGGCTTTTGCTTCGCGGGGTCTGCTCGTTCACAAACATCCGCAGGGCCGCTTTGACGGTGAGGCCGTCCGGGTTGCGTAGGGATTGCGTGCCCTTCTCGGTGACGCGCGCGGTGAGTTTCGTGCCTTCTGCCCAAGCTAATTCCTCGCTGGGGAAAAAGTGCCGCACCCTCTGGCCGTGGGCGAAAAAATCGCACAGCCACGGGTTGGCCTTGTTCCAATCGGCCCAGCGCACTCGGAATCTCACGGGGTTAATGTTGCTCCTCATTGCCAAGATTGCCAAAAACCTACGCTTTATTGCCAACATTAGCAAACGAAAAGCCGCAACAAGCAAAGACACCGGAGCGGCGTAAGTGTCTGAGCTTGTGCGGCTTTTACAGAGTAAAGTGGCGGAAGGGGTGGGATTCGAACCCACGGTTGGTTTAACCCAACGCTCGATTTCGAGGGGAGCGGTCGCATCTAATAGTCAACGACTTGCAAAAGCCCTGCCAACAACTGCCAACTTACTTCTTTTTGGCAGCTTTGGGAACCACGGGCTTAACCGTGTAGGCTTCCGGCTCTTCGGCCACACGGGCAATCATCTCCTGTAAACCCCGCGCAATCGCGCCAGAGGTAGAGCCGAAGATCGCCAGATTGGCCTCGATGAAGGCCATGTGGTCGGGTTGCAGGCTGACGGACGTTTTAACCGCCCGGTCTTTCTTGGGTTTTGTGTTCATAGCTGTGTGCGTTTGTGAGTTTGGGCACCGTCCTACTAGTGCCACCAAAAATCAAGCGCGAGACTGCCCAAAAAAAATTTGCAAGACCCCAAAATAATTCTTGCATGGGGTATTACCAGTAGGGCATAACCCTACCAATGCGACGCGGTATTACGAAAAAAGAAGAGGGTAGGACAACGAATGTCCGTGGTCTTCGTGAGATGATTTTGGGCGTGAATACAACCAACACACCCACAGTCAAAAAATCCATCAGCATTCCACAATCGCTTTACGTCTGGGCACTCAAGCGCGCCAAGGCGCAAGGACATTGCAACGTCTCGCGCGTGCTGCGCGAGGGCATCGAATGCCTCATGCAAAAACAACGCGCATGACAAACACCGATTTCATCATCCGCCCCGAAGACGCGGCCCGCATGACGGGATACAGCGTCTACATGATCCGCCGCTTTGCTCATCGCGGCGAGTTTGCTGCGTGTATGCCGCGCGGAAAACGGGGCGGGTGGGAAATCGTCAAACCATCTTTCGAGGCGTGGTGGAGCAGTAAGCGGGCCTCTTCGTCAAACAGAAAATAAACACACACCTATGGACTACCTCACCATCATACTCGGAACCACCGCCCTCGCCGCCCTTGTCGGCTTTGCGTGGATCGGCGGCTACGAACTCGGACAAGCAAACGCCAAACCGCGTCGGCCTACGGTGGCCGAACTAATCAACGAACTGCCTCCGCGACGCCCGAAGGCTGCGCGCAATCGCCGCAAGGCCGCGAGAAAGGCGGTGCGGGCGTGAGCATCTACCCAACCATCATTGACCGCAACGGCAGCAATCCCTGCATCCCGCAGTTGGCATTATTGGCCGCGATGCGTGCCGCCGCTGAAGGCCACACGCCCACCTTGGCCGACAAGGTGCGCCGCGCACTGGCGCAACTCCGCAAGAAACTGGCCCGATAATATGCGTAACGACCCTCCAGAAACGGCGATTGCCGCAATGCTGTTGTTGACCGCTTTGGCGGTTGGCTTGGTGCTCTTCATTGAACTTGTGGCCAAAAACCTGCGATGATTTCGGACCTCGACACATCGTATTGCGCCTCGTCGCACAACAGGCGCCCGGCGCTGTCCAACAACGGCAAAACGCCAGAGCGTAGCGGGTGGGAATTGTTGGCGTGGGCCATCTTGGAGCAAGCGGTCGATGACCTCGTGCTGTTTTGCCGCTTCGGCATCGTCACGCAAGAGGGCAAGTGCCTGCCGTGGCCGAAGACGGTGAAGCGCCGGATTAAGTGGACGCTCAAAGGACCGCGCTACAGCTACGACCGAGTGCCGCACGCCATTGCTTCGTGCAAAGGGCCGAACGATCACAAGCAGTTGGTGGAGTGGTTTCAGAGCGATGACGCCGAGAGCTTTTGCGACTTGATCGGGTGCCGACTGCCAGCGCGGGAGATTTTCCACAACGTGCTCAAAAACCACGGGGGGCTCAAATGAGTCACGAGATGGAAATCGAGGATTATTACCACCAGTGCCGCGCCGAGTGTGCCGCGTTGCGCGAGCAAGTGGACAACATGGTGGCGATGCTGCGCGAGCGTGACGGCAAAATTACTCAACTCACTGAGCAACGCGAGCGGCTGACAGTGGCGCTTGATGATGCGCTTGCCATCATTCGCCAGCGCAACGCGCGGGACGAGGCGTTGAAAGCGGAAGTGGAGGCGCTGGAACTATGAATTTGCCGCTGAACAAACCGTCTCATGGGGGCGGCGGCAACGCCGGGGCAGTTGTTCTTGGGGGAACGGGTGCTGCCTCGGCGCAACTTTGTGTGGGCGCGGTCGGCTTCGGGCCTTGCTGGGAAGAGGAGCCGAGTCTGCGCGAGCTTTACGACCAAGCCTGCGCGTCGATTGTCCGCGCCGAAACGGAGATCGAGGAACTGCGGGCCGAGGTGGCGTTGTTGCGTGAGGAGCAGCGGATACTGAAAGCAAAGTTGGAGGCTGCCGCAAATGGGTAAAATGTCCAAAGCCAAGGGCGCGCGAGGTGAGCGCGAGTTTGCCGAGGTGATCCGCGAGGCCAGCGGAGGCGTGTTCGACGCGCACCGTGGGCGGCAATACTGCGGCGGGCCGAACAGCCCCGACATCATTTGCACCATGCCCCTGCATTGGGAGGTGAAGCGCACCGAAACGTGCGCCACATGGAAATTTTGGCAACAGGCCGAGGCCGATGCAGGCATCGAAAAAGAACCCGCCGTGGCGTGGAAAAAGAACGGCGGCATCTGGCTTGCGTTTTGCCGCGCTCATCACCTTATCGCGCTTCACGCGGAAATCTTTCGGTTAAGGAAACTGCTCAAGGAGGCAACGACCAAGACCGAGTAACCCAAAACCAAGACGGGCCGAGCGCGCTAACGCTCGACCCGCAGAGAACACACACCAAATGGAATCGAATCAAATAGTGGTGTCAAACGGGACATCACACCAAATCAGCCCCACCCGTCAAGCAAGTGACGTGGCAGGGTTTTGCAAGGAGATCGTCCTCAAGACGGCTCAAAACATCCAAGGGCGCAAATATGTCCGCGTCGAGGGCTGGCAGAGCATCGCCAACGCTTACGGCTGCGTGGCCTCGGCCAAGGACGTGGAGCGCGTCGAGACGGGCTTCCGAGCCATCGGCCAAGTGCGCCGCATGGACAGCGGCGTGGTAATTGCCGAGGCCGAGGGCTTCGTGGGCGATGACGAGAAGACGTGGAGCAAAAGGGACGAATACGCCAAGCGCGCGATGGCGCAGACGCGGGCCATCTCGCGGGCCTGCCGCTCGGCGTTTGCGTTTGTCGTGACCTATATGGACGCGGGGCTGGAAACCACACCCGCGGAGGAAGTGCCGCACGACGGCTTTGCCGACGCGCCGCGCCCGGCTGCGCCTGTGCGCTACCAAACGCAAAGCAAACCCGCACCGCGCATGGTGGACGAGGACGTGATCGACGTGGTGCCCGAACCCGTGAAAGCCGCGCCCGTTCGCAAGAAGCAGCCTGCCGCCGCGATGGAAGACGGCGCCGATTGGCAGACGGCCCGCTTCATCAAGGGCAACCGCCAAGACAAGACGAGCAAGGCGGGCAAGAACTACACGCAATGGGGCGCGTTTGTGGAAATTGAGGGCGCCGAAAAGGCCGAGTGGCTCAACACCATTGACCGCGACTTGGGCGAAACCGTGGACGCGCTGGAAAACGGCGAAACGGTGCTGCTGCAAGTGAAGGTTGATGACTACGGGCGCAAGCTCGGAGCTATTCGCACGGCGGATGTGCCGACTAAGGCCGAGGACAAGGCGCAAGACGCCGAGGAACTGGACGAAATTCCCTTTTAGAAAGGTATGAGCGCCCAAAACCTCACAGGCATCCATTACCAAATGGACGAGAAAGAATACCGCATGGCCCCGGCCATCGCGGGCAGTGACGCCAAGCACATCCTGCCGCCCAAAACACCCGCACACTACGCGGCGCACATGGCGGGCGAGACGAAGCGCGAGCAAACCAAGGCCATGCTGCTCGGCACCATGTCGCACCTCGCCGTGCTGGAGCCCAACAAGCTCGACGCGGCTTTCGTGGAGAAACCCGAAGGCATCGACTTCCGCACCAAGGCGGGCAAGGAATGGCGCGAAAGCATCGGCACCACGCCGATCCTCGACGCCGACGAGGCCCGCGCGGTGCGTGGAATACGCGACTCAATCGCCGCGCATGATGCGGCGAAGGCGCTGCTGGCTGGCTGCGATAGCGAGGTTGCCATGTTTGCCGAGCACAGGACGGGTTTGCGGATTAAGGGCCGCGTGGATGCGCTGAAGGTCGAGTCGGACAACGAGGCCGTCATCGTGGACGTAAAAACCACGAGCGCGGGCGCTGACTACGGCACGTTCTCCCGGCAGGCGGCGCAGCTTAACTACCACTTGAGCGCGGCGTGGTATTGCCATCTGGCGGGGCTGAACGGCCTGCCGCCGTGCCGCTTTTATTGGGTGGCGGTGGAGGCGGTGCCGCCGTTCGCGGTGGCCGTCTATGAAATCCACCCGGACGCGCTCGACTTGGGCGTGGGCATGATGAATGACGCGCTGGAACTGATCGCGCAGTGCGAGGACGAGGGGCGCTGGCCGGGCTACGAGGCCACGGTGCAGGCGCTTAATCTGCCCGCGTGGGCTTACGGGAAGGCGGTGGCGGCGTGACTTGGCAACCCGAACTGAGCTTCGGCCAGCCCGAAACCCACCGCCGCCCGACGCAGGCGGGCCGCATTCTCGCGCACCTGCGCGCAGGCAACCGCCTCACGGCCATTGAGGCTCTGGAGAGGTTCCAGTGCTTCCGCTTGGCCGCCCGCATCCACGAGTTGCGGCGGGAGGGGTGGGCGATTGAGGAGCGGACGGTGGAGACGCGGGGTGGAAAACGGGTGGCGGAGTATTCGTTATGAATGACGCAGACCGCTTGGCTCCGCTGCGCGGCCTTAAGGGGAAAGAATATAGAAACGCGTGGAATAAACTTCACCGCGATAGGTGTAACGCCGCCTTAAAAAGATATAGAAACAATCACTTGGAGTTGTGCAAGGAGCGGTTAAAGGCGGCTCATCTAAAACACGTTGCAGAGTATGGGTGCTCTTTTTCTACAAAAGCCAATAACTTAACTCGCGGCAATGCGACAAAGGCTTATGAGCCGTGGTCAATCAAGGAAGATGAATCTTTGTTTAGCGGCGTTCCTGACCGCGTTTTAGCCGAAAAATTAAAGCGTTCTATTCGCGCAATTCAGAATAGGCGCAACAGAATTAGAAACGGAGAAGTATGAGCAAGACGATCAAAATTGCCGACTTGTTCTGCGGTGCCGGCGGCACATCCACCGGAGCGTGTGAGGCCGTCACGGCCCTCGGCTACCGCCCAATGCTGACGGCCATCAACCACTGGCCCGTGGCAGTGGATACGCACACGCGCAACCATCCCGACGCGCGCCACTTTTGTGCGTCACTCGATGCGCTCAACCCGCGCGACCTTTTTGCCCCGGGCGAGCTTGACCTGCTCTGGGCTTCGCCGGAATGCACGCATCACTCGGTGGCTCGAGGAGGGAAGCCGATCAACGAGCAAAGCCGCGCGACTGCTTGGTGCGTCATTCGGTGGGCTGATGCCTTAATGCCACCAACTATCCTCGTGGAGAACGTGCCCGAATTTTTGGGCTGGGGTGGCTTGACCGTGGAGGGGCGCCCACTGAAATCGAAAAAAGGCGCGACGTTTGCCGCATGGGTCGGCGCGCTGGAGAGTCTGGGCTACCGCGTCGAATGGAAAGTGCTTTGCGCGGCGAACTACGGCGACCCGACCACACGCCGCCGGCTTTTTGTGCAGGCCGTGCGCGGCAGGCGCAAGATTGTCTGGCCCGACCCGACGCACGCGGCGGCAGGAGAAGGCGATTTGCTGGGCGGGCGTAAGCCGTGGGTCGCGGCCAAGCAGATCATTGATTGGGACATCCCGGGCGAATCCATTTACGAGCGCAAGCGTCCGCTAAAGCCCAAGACAATGGCTCGCATCATGGACGGGCTGCAACGCTTTGGGCTTCGGCCATTTATTCAGACGATGGAGCACGGCGGATCAGTGCGCGATGCCGACCGTCCGCTGCCAACCATCACAACGGCCAAGGGTGGCGCCTTTGGGCTGACCGAGCCGTATCTGATCCACGTCGCCCACCACGGCAAGCGCAAGGCGCGCAGCGTCGAGCAGCCGTTGCCGACTGTGGCCGGCAAGGGTGGCACGATTGCGCTGGCCCACCCGTATTTGATCGAAATGCGCGGCACGTCCGAGGCGCAATGTCGCGCGTCAGCGCGTAGCATTGGCGAGCCGCTCGGCACTGTCACCGCCGGCGGCGTGCATCACGGGCTTGTGGAGCCTTGCCTGCTCCCGCAGCAGTCATGCGGCGTGCTGCGGCCCGTCAGCGAGCCCGCGCCGACTGTGAGCACTGCCGGCGCTATCGCGCTTATCGAGCCGTTCCTTGTGGAATACTACGGCAACGGCAGGGCGCAGAGCGTCAATGAGCCGCTGGGCACGGCGACAACGCGGGACCGCTTTGGATTGGCGCGGCCCGAGGTGATCGTGGACGGCAACCGCTACCTGCTCGACATCCGCTTTCGGATGCTTCAGGCGCACGAGCTTGCCGCCGCGCAAGGCTTTCCGCGCGACTACCAATTCAGCGGGACGAAGACCGAGGCCATCAAGCAGATCGGCAATGCGGTGCCGCGTCACCTTGCCCGGGCGCTGGTGCTGTCGGCGATGAGCCAAAGCAACCAGATCTCGGAGTTTTTGAAGGAGGCGGCATGAAAATCGAACCATCCTTTCCCGACCACTGGAAAACGAAGCGCCTCCAACGCGCCTGCGGGGCCGAGGCGGTGATTGGACTGCTTCGCCTTTGGGGCGCGGCCAAGATCAAGCGTCAGTTCGCCGGCCTCGACCTTTCGCCAGCGAAGCTCGCGGCTATCATGGACTATCCCGGCGACCCGCAGGCGCTCTGGGAGGCCATGACGGACCCGCACGGGGCATGGCTGGACCCGCAGGAAGGCGGCACCTGGGCCTTGCACGGCTTTGCCGAGCATCAGCGGCAGATCATTGCCATGTGGAAGAATGGGAAGCGCGGAGGCAGGCCGGCCAAGTCCGAAACCCCTCCCTCCACACCTCCCTCCTTAAATACATCGTCTTCCTCTTCCTCTTCACCCATTAGGTTTCAAAACGAAACCATTAGGTTTCGCTCGGTTTCCACACCAACTCTGGAAGAGTGGGTGTCGTCGTGCAATTTGGCAGGTATTGAGTCGGATCTGGCCGAGGAGATATGGCACGACAACGAGGGCCGAGGCTACACGCCCGAAGGTCATTGGATCGACTACAAGGGCAACGCGATCAAGAACCCGGTGGCTAACGCCAAGTCGCGGGCCAACGCCATGAAGGCCCGCCGCAAGCCCTCGCACAACGGCCACAACGGCCACGCCAAGCCCGAATCCGTCTGGTCGCTCCAACAGCGCATCGAAGCCGCGACTAAGGAAATCGAGCGCATCCAATCGAACCCGTCGAACAAGGAGCAAATACCCAACTCGTTCGACAGGCGGCTGAAGCCAGAGCACTTGGCGAAGGTGAAGGCGCTGAAGGCGTCGATTTCGGAAATGCGGCAGCGGATGGCGGGAGTGGAGGTGGCGGCGTGAGCGAATCCCTCCGCGCCTATATCGCCGCCCACGGCCTTGACGAGGTGGCTGTGATGAACGAACTGCAAGAGCGCGGCGTCATCAGCGACAATGCCGTCAGCGTGGCCGAGGTGGGCAATGGCGGTGTTGCTATTGCTTGGCTGGAAAAACGCGATGTGAGGGCATTTCGGGCCAATGAAACGGCAAGGAGGGCGGCGTGAAGAAGTCTGAAGCGTGCATTTGGAAAAGGGCTTACGACACGGAGGAGGATGCGTTAGCCGTGAACAAGTATTTTCCAGAGCAGGAGACTTACCTTTGCGTCTTTTGCTGCAAATGGCATCGGCGGTCGCCGTTGGGCGCAAAAAAAGCCAAGGGAACGGCAAGGCATTTTGCCGAGGTGCGGGCTCAACAGATACGGCGGGCGAGGCGGGAGGCGGCACTATGAGACATCCAAGATGGGTAAGCGCATTTGCCTCAATCCGGTGGCCCAAGGTTTCCATTTATCGCAGGGGCATCGAGCGCAAAAGCGCCGAAGCCGCGCTCAATCTCAACGGATTTGAGCCAACTGATGCCGCGATCAATGCCGTTGTCTCGATTCATAGAAGCATCAGAAGGCCAGAGCAGCTTGCGTTTGTGGAAGTTATGCAGGGAACAAACCAACAACCGGAGGCTCTGCTTCTGCCATGATTGACATTCGACGCTTCGCCAGCATGGGCGAAAACCCCCTAGACAAGCTGGAAACCAGCTACCGCCCGGACATGGCCGGCGAGATCGACACACTGGCGCAGGAGTGGGCGGAGCAGTTGGATTTGGCAGCCTGGCAAGTCGAGGCCCTTGGGCTAATGCTGGCCGAATACCATTTGCGCGAGAGCCGTGAGACGGCGAGTCGGATGCTCATCCCGATCATTACCTATCTCAACGAGGCCAGAGGCAACAAGACGCTGCGGTATTATGCGTTCTTGTTGGCCGCAGGCGACACGTCCATCACGCTGGCGCACTCTTACTCAGAACTGGCCCGCAAGATCGGGGTGACTAGGGCGGCGCTGTCCAAGGCCGTCATCGAGATGCAGGAGAAGCTCGGCCTGACGGCTCACAACAACTTTCAGAAGAGCGATCAGGCTCGGGAGAGTTCCCGCAAGGCCGCGCATAGCTCTTGGAAAAAACGACACGAGGAGAACACACACACATGAGCAAGGAGATTGAACTGAGGGCGGCTGACGATTTGGCCGCGCAAATCAACCAAGACCACGCCGACATCATGGCGAAGGTGGACGCGGTGAAGGCCACGGCTGCCGAGATCGGAAGCATGGCCAACCACGTCGGGATGCTGCTGTCGAGCGCGCGCGACACGGTGGGCGATTCGTTCCACCATTGGCTGCGCGAGAAGATCGAGATGCCGAGCGTGACGGTCGAGCGATACATCCGCCACCATAAGCACTACCATCCGGGGCAGTTGTTCCTGCCGGGGTTCAAGCCTGTCGAGGACAGGGCGAGTGTGCAGGCTCAAGCCGAGGCCAATGCCGAGACAGCGGAAGGCGACACGCCGACCAAGGACGAGGTTCCAGAGGTAAGCGTGCGCGATATTGCGGCTGGCTGGGTCTACGACGCCCGGCGGTGGTTCTCGCAGCTACTTGTTAAGATGCCTCCTGACAAGATGACCGAGGAGCAGGTCGTCGAGACTCTGCGGGTGGTTAAGCCTGTGCGTGATGCGATCTGGGCTTACGAGAAGCGGCTGGTGGCGCTGACGGGTGGACAGGAGGCCGAAGTATGAGCCGCCTCAGTCTCAATAAGCGTATGTTACAATGCCCCTTGTTGAGATTTGCGAAAGGAATCTCTTTGGACAGCGGAGCGCGAGGAGCTTGCGACT